AGATCAACTGGTCTGGGTTCACTTTAGCTTCAAAAGGCATGGTTCATTCTGTAATATGTATTCATTATAATCATAGAAGTGTCAGAAAACCACAGGTCTTGTGACACTAATATAACTGTCTATGCAATGTACTGCATAAATTGTCCTAGAACTTTCTTGTTCATTTTCTTTGCAGACAATGATTTCTTGAAAGCGGCTTTGATCTGTGACTTAGTAGCGTCCTCTTTGACCTCGAAAGAATCATCAGAGTTCAAAGCAGATGAGGATAGAGCAAAGTAAGCATTGTATCCACCACCATCTTCGATCATAACAGATTTGGTTTTCCTCCACTGTTGTTGAAGACCAGCAACTCTGTCCTGATCCCAATCACAGTATCTACGAATAAAACTACTGGACTCACGATTGTCTAGGACTCTGATTCCAATAAAGTTTACGTCAGTAAATTTACCTCTGAGTTGATGTATCAAAGCGGAAGTAAACTCATGATAGTTGTTACCACAGTTATGAGTCTTACCATTGTCATCTCTGATGAAAACAGCACCACTGTGAGTAGAACGTGATCCCATATACTTGTGACCGTCTCTATCAGTAAACTCTTTTGAGAAACTAATTGGATGTGCTTCACCATCTGTAAGAGTGATGCACTGAATCTTCTGAACACCTGTTCTGTTCTTGAACTGTGGGATAAGATAGTTCAGAGATACAAGTGCTTCATTCAAAGGAGTTCCAGATAGACTCAATCCATGAGGAGCCTGATAGTAATAGTTGTTGTTCCAACGACCTCTACTGTCCAGAACTGATGCTGTTCTCCAGATGTTCAACATGTGATGCTCTAGATCTTTTTTCTTGACATCACTTGATAGGAACTCCATCATTGAGAATGTGTTTTCTACAATGAGTTGACCATCCTTGATTGTGTGATGATCAAAAGGTAGATGGTAACTACTTCTGTAATAATCCTCGATTGATTGATTATTGAGATTGGAGTAACGATTCCACTCATTAGTGAAAGCAAATACTTGGAAAGGAATCTGAACTTTCTTACAGAACCAAACCAAGTTAAACAACTGTTTGATTGTATCCATAAGAACTGTGCTCATAGACCCAGACCAATCAAGGACAAAGATGAGTCCGTGATTTTTGCCATCAGGTAGAGTGGTAATCTTTTTGAACAGATCTTCATTGTACTTGTATGAATGAAGTTTTGTGCAATCAAGAACACCTGTCTTTGATACTGTAGCACGAGCGTATGCGTCAGCAGACTTACGACATTCAAATTCCTTTACAAGATAGTTGACTTCTTTCTGAGCAGATCTTCTGAACAATCTGTAGTCATTGTCAACCTCCTGATAGATGTCTTTCTTAGGTCTGTAGGTGTTCTCTACGCAATCAAGATTGTAGTTCTTCTGTTGCAAATTGTACCAACTGTCAAGATTCTTATGAATATCAGAAACGCCAATGTGTAGATTATCAAGAGAGAGTTGAGGTAATGTGCAATACTCAGGATCTCTTGAACTACTCCTCTCTTTGTTGTTTAAGTTCTCTAGATTGTTAGATAGAGTTTTATCTGTAATAGTTTCTAGACTACCATGTTCTCCACCTGTGGTATCACTGGCCGCTTCCATGTCTTCAGCATCAAAATCAGATCCAAGATCAGGACTAGATTGTGGGTTCTTACTTTGGCCTTTGGTCTCTTCTGAATCTTCAGATGATAGTTCTTCATCAGACTCAGTTTTTTCAAAAGGGATTCCTTGAATGGACTCACCCAATCCAAAGTCATTACCAACTTTCCAATCTTCATCTAACTCTCCATCATTTGATGCCATTGAGTCCTTGATCTTCTCTTTCATAAAATCAAAGAGTTCCACAGAAAGAGCCAAGACCTCTTCAAATGTTTCTGTCTTGATTGCTTTGTTCTTGAAATACTGTTCATCATCTGAGAAAGGAACATCTACAAAGTTACCAATCTTAGCGTTTAGATTGAGTCTGTCTGGTAGACCCATCTCATCTATATCGTTCTCTTCCAACTCAAAGAAATCTTGTTCTGAAAGATCTTTGTATCCATTGAAGAATGTCTTGACAATACCAGCATACTTACGTTTCATCAACTTCTCAATTCTTACATCCTCAAGAATGTTGACATAAGACATTGGAAGTTCTGGATAATCTATCTTCCAGTTATCTGCTGGTGTGTAAAGTGCGTGTCCAACCTCATGTCCCACGAGAAGGTCGTATACGGACGCAGAGGCCTTCTCCCACATTGGAAGTGTCAATACTCTACGTTCTACGTCAAACATCGCTGTCTCGACCTTACGGTTCTCTATGATGAGATCTTCAGTTGCAAGTAGTTTTGCGAGTTGACCTTTGACTTCGTAATTAATCTTTGTGAGCATTTGTTTTCTTGTCTATGTTTATATTATAATCCCCTCTGTGCCAATTTCAACCAGTAGTGTGCCACTTTGTCAACTGTCCCCTGACCACCGTATAGCTGTATCTAATGCTTTCTTTGCTGTGTTCTGTAATTTTATGACTTTACTCTCATATGTTATTGTGAATCCCAGTAGATCTCCTTCGGGATCATTTGGCATACCTACAGGTTGCACTAAAAATATCCCTGCGTGAGCAATGGTTCTCCATTCCATATCAATAAAACCGAGTTCTCTCAAAGCACACTCAAGTTTTAAGGAATGGCATCCTTCTAGTAATAACATACACGGTATCCGTAGTATACTATTATGTAGAATATCTAACTTTTGAGAATCCGTTCATTTTTTCAAAGGTAATTAAATTATCTAACCTATCAGTGAGTTCGTCAACCTTATGTGATATCATAAACACATAAGCATCCTTAATAACATACTTGATGATCTTAGTAAACTCGTCAGTGCCATTACTGTCAAGTGAACTATCAAATATTTCGTCAAGAATTAGTATATTTGTAGAGGATGAGTTCTTCATCTTAGCAATATCTCGCCAAGTAAAAAGGATGGCCAGATCAATTCGCATTTTTTCTCCCTCAGAGAATGATTCATAGCTGAACTTCTCGTGTATTGGAGACTTTATGCACTCATTGAACTGCTCATCCAAAGTAAAGTTGATATAGAAGTCCATCATTTGAAGATACTTGTTGATCTTCTGATTCATGACTGGCAAATACCTTTTTACTATCTTAGCCTTAACTCCAGAGTCTTTCATCATGGAGTTTGCAAAGTCTAGGTACTCTATATTTTCTGTATGGTTTGCTTTATCAGTTTCTACTGTCTTTAAATCTGTTTTCAGACCCTTAAGTGTTGCTCTTTCAGTATTTCTGTTCTCAATTTGTAAGGTAATGTCTTGAACTTCCTGTTCATATTCTCGTATTTGTCGTTGGTACTGAGAAATTTTAAAATTGTTAGTGGAAATGTCATTCGTTAGTTGTGTGATCTGATGAGAAACATCTAGGAACTTTTGTTCTTTCTTTTTTTCCTCGTCTATAGACTTGGTAAGGTCTGTGTAGGCGGAATTAATCTCCTTGACCTTACCTTCGATGTCTTCAATTTTATTTAAGCGAAACTCTTCCTCTATATCCTGTCCACATGTAGGGCATGATACGTTATCAACAAAAAATTTATGATCGGATGTTATATTCTGTATCTTTTGTTCCAGTTTTGCTTTAATTGTGTTCTTTTTCTGAAGCGTAGTCTTGGCTGATGATAAGTTTTGCAACTTTGGTTTGTATTTTTCTTCTATTTCACTCGACAAGTTATCATTAGTTTCCATCAAAGAGTTAGAATCTAAAAATAACCCATCAATTTTCTTTCTTGTATCCTTAATTCTCTTCTTTCCACTACTATCAAGGTCAGCAATAAAGTTTTTTTGCATTTCGATCTTCTCTTCTATCATTTCTTTCTTGATAGTGAGTTCTCTGATCTCTGTATTGGCCTTACTAATCTTTTCTCTTAGAATTTTTGCCATTCCAGAGAAAATTTTGATGTCCAATACATCCTCAACTATGGCTTTACGGTCAGAATTACCTAGTTGCATGAAAGGAACGAAGGTTGCAGACCCTAAAATTGTAGTTTGAGTGAAAGATTTATAATTTAATCGTAAAATATTGTCTTCTAAGTATGCCTGTTGATCATTCTGGTTTGCAAATTGATCTTGTTTCTTACCATCAATGTAAATTTCAAATAAAGTCGGCTTCATACCTCTAACTATGGTATAAATTCTGCCTTGTATCTCAAATTCTATCTGAACTTCACACTCTTTTTCATTTACAGTATTGATTAACTGTGCCTTTTTAATTTTTCTGAATGGTTTGTTGTATAAAACAAAGGTCAGAGCATCCAATATCGTGGATTTCCCTGCACCATTAGAACCAACTATCAAATTTGTAGGAGACTTTTGGAAACTAACAATTATAAACTGATTACCAGTAGATAAAAAGTTACGCCACCGTATCGTCTTGAATACTATCATAATTTTTTGGCGGGATCACTATATCATCTGATGAGATAATAACATATTTGTATTTGTGTTTTTTACAGGTCTCAACAGCTAGGTTATCATCTATTTCCACAACTGTCAATACCGTAGATTCTTCCGCTTCTAAGAGGCCTGCATATCTTGTAGCGTCATCTTCTTGCTGAAAGAGATAAAGAGCCTTCTGGCCATCATCATTAGTGACGGCATACGCTCCTTCCCCTTCGTGACCAGCAAGTGATAGAATGTACATTACTCAGTTTCGCAAGCTTCTAGGTAAACTTCTTTAAGAAGTGTCTTGACTCTTTCTTTCTCTAAGTCAAAATCAGAGTCTTCGATGTACTTATTTAGAAGTGTCAGTGTGTCTTCAACTTTTTCCCCATCAAGATCAACTTCTCGATCATTGATTTCTGTATTTTCAACTACCTTTAAATCTATTATACCAGCTTTTAGAAGTTTGTCCAGAAACTTATCATATTCTAACTGAGACTTACGAGACCTGACAAATAACTTTATGATCTTGTCTTTGTATAGATGAGCTTT